CTTACTCGTTCTCGATATAAATTGCTCAGTAACTTTTACTTTTATTGTGCTCATTGCTGTTTATTGCTTATTTCCGTCATATCCTTTGACCCTCAAAAGTACAAGGGATATGATAGAAAAGGTTAATATAACAGATGCCAATGTGGTTGAGTTAATCAGAGAAAAACTGCCTGCTGCAACAGAAGCAAACAAGGGACTTATGCAAGCTAATGGATTTGAACAAGGTAAGAATATATTAAATGAAGAATACGATAGTAAAATCAGTGCCGGTGTATATTCATCTACTGATAATTTAAATAATATGGGCACTGGAATTTTATTAGCGCTAAGAGGGTTTCAATACACAGCCCATTTATATATTACCAACTCTGCAAGAATATATATTAAAACCATTCGTAGCAATGGAGAGGTTTTGAAAGATTGGACGTTAATAAATAATACCAAAACATAAGAGACTTTTGGAGTATCCATTTTCCTACCCTATCCTTTGACCCTCAAAAGTACAAAGGTATGATGGAAAAGATTAAGTTGTCAGAAGTGGAGAGAGGTTTGCCTAACGGAATAATTGCTCAGATACGCGGGCTGAACACCCAGGGAGAGGGCATTTTAGAACCGTTGGATTCTTTTTTGAGTGACATATTATGTGCAAGAGGCTCCTTTATATATAACAGTCAAGAAGTTATAGATAACCTCAAGAAACCTGGTGTGTATAAGCATGGGGACCCCATAATTGGTACGGGGACTTCCTATGGCGCGCATGGTGTGCTCTTGGTCTTGTATATAGATGAATATACAATACATATTGATTTTCCTGCAAGGAAAAACTTTATCCTTGTAAGAAAGTGTGTCACTGCCAACGGGAAAGATGAGTGGTCTTCATGGAAATATATATCGTTAACAGACATATCAACGTAATAGGCTTTGCAGGACGGTCAGAGTGAAAAGCACCAACTCTTACTTAAAACTGTGGAATTATTCCACAATACCGTGGAGCACTCCACAATATTCCACAGTATTGTTAAAAGAGGATTTTGCCTTATATTAATGAAAATGAATGCAATATTGTTGCGCAATCATTCTGGCATCAATTTTGTACTATGGTTTATGCCTTAAAAGTTATCAGTAACTTGTAGTTGTTATGGTTAGACAATAGGTATTAGTTGCATTAAGGTTTAAAGACATTTTGTTCATATTGATTTTCATTCGGAAACTCTCTTTGTTTGGCATTGCATCCCGGTCTGTGAAGTATCGGGATGTTTTTACTTAGATGGTTGCTGTTTCCGACTAAATACTGTAACTTTGTATAGTTAGCCGATATACTACTTAACTAATACTATTTTATTCTTTGGAATAATGAAAGTATTCTCAGTCTGTGAAGATCGGATGCTTTTGGTGGGTAATGCCGCCAATTATTCCAGTTAAGTGTTTAGGTTTTATGCAGTTTGCCCCATGAACAAACTGCATTGACAAGAAGTATTCTACCCGTTCAGACCGCGATGGTTTGAGCGGGCTTTTATTTGGCATTCTGATTGATTTTTATTAATTTTACCGCATGTCTTTTTAGGCATAGTAAGTAGTTCTTGTTCTATAAAGTAAAGTCCGAAGAGTTGGAATTTATAGAACTTATACTTAATCAATTAGTTAATACAGACTTTCCGTCTTGTCCGTGAGGATAGGACGGATTTTAATTATAGGCAGAAAATTGGAAAGACTTATGAAATGGTAATTTTATTTTCCTTGGAATGAGAGCCAATAACATATTCCGATGTTACCGCTTCCATGGAGAGAATTTGGTTCTTGTTTCCATTAACATTTGATATGGCATACAACATAAGATAGCCGCCAGAATGGTTTGGGTATTTACTGTTTAAATAAAAACTGAAAGTATTGTCATTATCAACGTAGCATACGATATAGTTACATATTGTTGAACTGTAATTTTCTTTGGATAGACGACTGTCTGCGAATTTGTTCTCCCAATACTTTATATTAACAGAGAAATTCTCATTACTCATATTGTTTTGGTTAAAACCTATAGAGCATTGCAACCTTATGGCACGATATTGTGCCGTACTTATTGCTGTTCTAATTATAAAGCCTTTTACATTTCCAGCTGAAGGAGTGGAAAATAACTTTGGAAATAAGCCTCCTATTAATGTATTCATCACATTTGCCAAATCACTTTTCTTTATTTTCCCCTGACTACCATCTGCCAGTTCCACATACACATAGTTTGTATCAGTCACTATCTGACACTGGTTCATTACTTGGCTTATGTTTACCTTCTCTATCATATATCCCTTGTACTTTTGAGGGTCGTCATTTTCGGATAAAAACGACAACCGGTTTAACATTTTGTTTTTATTCTCGTTTTGTTTAATATTTTGCTAATTAATTGGGTCTTCGTAAGTACGTTCTTCCAATTCCGCATAAGAATAGGCTACGTCCGTTCCTTTAGTTAGAATCCATATTGCACCTAATGACATGAACTCATATACTCCGCTTTTTGATATAGCGATCTTATTGCAATAATGATATTCATTATTTTCAAATGTAAGTTCATTAAATCCATCTGTTGTTACAACTGAAGTATAACCATAAGTGCTTCCCATTGCTGCATTATATATTGTCAACGAGATTTTCATCCCATTATATTGGACAGCCTCTGGAAGCATATACATACTCTGGGAAATTCGGTTTGGACGGCCATTCCGAAATTCAGAGCCAAAAGCCGGATTCAAAAAGAAATACCCCTCGTTTGCACGGAAATCATGCATCCGAACAAATGATGCATTGGCAATAATTGTCCCCTCAACTTCAACATTACGTCCCTTGAAGCTCCCAGTCAGAAAATCAAGGAGTAAGTTTGGTCGAAACTTGTTTGCCGGATTCATCGGGTCATTGTAATTAAAATCTTTATATCCGCCTACCGTTTCTACAGCAGAGCCATCGGCTTTTATTCCGTATTGCGAAAACATATACTGCCCATAGAACACCGCACTTGCCAGCTTGGCGAAATTCGCCATCAGTACCTCGATAAAGGCATACTGTATCTTGTCCATCACTACCCATGTCGCCTTACTGCCGTTTGCCGCATAGTCTGTCTTGGGGTTGACACCCTTAAATGTGCCCTCCTTAGCCAACACGTAGTATTGACCTTCACACAGTACCATCGGTGTCGATAGAGCCGTACGGGTGTAGCCTGTGGATGCGGAATATTCTCCAGCCGGATAGACCAGCGGACCGATCGGTCCCTGCTGGAGATACTTCACTTCTCCCGTCTTGCTTGCCAACGCTTTCTTTGCCATATCATGCTGCCGTTGAGATTGTCCATGAAACATTGCCGCCTGCCTGCTGGCACATAGCTTCAGTGCAGGTACCGCTTGCCGCAGCCACATTCGCCGTAGCCGGATTGAGAATGACCCCTGCCGAATCCATAAAGACAAAATAGAACAGCATATTCTTTGCCTTCGTGGTCTGTCCCCGCTTGACAAGGATAGGCGTATAAGTCACCGAACCTCCGGAACCGGAAACAATCGTCTCATCCTCGGGATTGGGATTAGTTATGATGTCGTAGGGGTCTGACAAGTCCATCACCGTCTGCGTGTCAAGGCCTATCAGATTGCCGCCCTGCGACACCTCCACCTTAAAGATGCCCGTAGTGTCAACCAGGCTGTCCGTAACGGTCAGACTCTTGCCGGTCTGGTCGACGAGTGTCTGCCAGGCACCGTTAACCATCCTGGACCACTTGTAGGTTAGTCCGGAGGTGATCTCTGACGCTCCACGTCTCGCCATTGCCGTGAGAACGACACTGCCTCCCTTCTCACGGATGGCAAAGTATTTGTCATCTCCGGAAACGATGGTCACCACGTTCTGGTTGCCCACACCCTTGGTGATAGGGATGCTGTAAACGAACTGCACCTCATCCGACACGTTGCCCACGGTCACCGTAGCCACCGCCTTGACGCTGCAGCTCGCACCGGACGACGCCTTCACCAGGTTCTTCACGATCTGAAGCCCGTAATAGTTCGTAGTGCCCGCCTTGTAGGGGATGTACTTGAAATGCCCCGTCTCGCCGCCGAACGTGTTCGTGGAAACGTTGGATGTGAAGCTTATCAACACGTCATTGAAATACCACCTGATGGAAGAGGGCACCACACCCCCCTCAGCCACCCGTGAGGAGGTGAGAAGGAAGGAGAGCGTCGGCTTCATCGTGGTGAAGTCGGGGGCTATGTTTGTCGGAGCACCCGATTCACCATCATACTCTTGATAGAGGTCGCCTTTGTCGCACATAATCGCTGGCATGTAAACGCCAGACTTTTGCGAAAAGATTACCTGCCCGACCTTACTCGCTACGCTCATCGGTCACCTCCTCCCCGTCTTTATCCATGAAACCCTCCGGAGTGGCGACCTCCACCGGATCTTCCACGCCGTCTATCTCACCCTTGGCCTGCTGCGGGGAAAGGCACACGCCCCCGACTACTGCCGCCCGGTCGAATACCGTATCGCCGGGAAAGCCTGCCACATCGGCCTGCCATAACAGCACATTGCCGTCGGCAGTGCTGTTGCGGATTCCTGCCACTCCCAGCTTGTCCGCAACCTCTCTCGTCACTTTGATATAAAATGCCATACTGCTATCGATTAATGGTTAAACATCCCTTTTCCTTGCCACTATAAACTTACCGCTGTCATCCGTCACGTACTTGCCGTCAGATGTCACCACCGCCGCATACGGGCCCTTGTCAATCACCTTCAGCTGTAGCATCATGCCGTCGGTGCATGGGATGGAGGGCGAGTACCCGGCAGCGGCCAGCACGTATGAGGAGGCGCCGGCCGCCTTCGTGTACCATTCGCACTCAAGGATGGCCTGGGGATTGGGGACAATCCCTGCCGTATCACGGATGACCGGTTTCGGGTATATCATCTTGGTTCCGTCTGCCACCTGCTGCGGAAATCCCTCCCAGTCAATCTCGATGCTGGGAATACGCCTGCGGATGGTGGTGGAGACATAGTCTATGTCACTGTCCGGCTTGGATGAAGGAGCACCGTCCTTCGAGTACGATGCTTTCACGACGTAGGTCTGTTCGTGGCCGATATAGTCCCGGTCTATGGTAAGCACGTTCTTTGTCAGTGATACGAACTCCCAGTCATTGTCGCCGTTACCGTCGGTAATCTGCTCCAGTGCGCCCGTATTCAGCTTCCGATAGAAGAAGAACTTGCACTTGTTGGTTGCTGTGACATCTACATCACCGACAAGCAGTCTGGCGGTGATGGCCTGCCTGGCAATGTCCCGACACGGGTTCCAGTCAAGTGCCGACGGAGAGTCGACCATCAGCTTAGGTTGCGCCTCGCTGCCGTCAACGGCGCGGACAAGACGGCTGAAACGGTAGACATGCGTCTGTCCGGTACGCTTCGCATCGACATACTCGGCGTAGAACTCCAGTGTTACCGGACTGCCGGGAACGGCGTTCTTTTTCACTTGTATCTTACCCTTCTCGGCTCCGGTCTCGGTAATGACATAGCTCTTGTTGGCAGATGTAATCAATGTCCGTACACCGTTCAAGCGCTCGTACCACTTCATGTTGACCAATGACGCGTTGACCGCACCCACCTTGACCACCGCATCCGGGTCGGTGGCATTGCACCGGGGGAACAGCGTCAGGGGGGTAAGCGTGTAGTCCGGAGTGTACTCGGCCTTGTCAGCCTGGTACACCTGCACGTCCGGCACGCTGCCGACAACCTCTATCCCGCCGCTGGTCTGGAGAGGGCGGTAGTTGACCTCTATCTTCTTCTGTATAGTCTGCATAATTAGAAAGTTATATAATTCATTGTCTCATAATTGTTCTGCCCGTCACGCAGCAATACCCGTGCGATGAACTTGCACCCGGTCATGTTCATATAGTCGGGGCCGAGGTCGTTGACCGTCAGCGGCAGTGACTTGCCGGTTTCCGCGTGTGCGACCGCCCAGGCGTTGTCCTCGGTGACGTTGCCCGTGTCGCGCGTCCACTCCACATCACTGTCAAGGATATGCGTCGTCACATCACGGTTGTACAGCTCACCGGTAATGGTGAGGGTGGTCGCAAAACGCTCCGCATCGAAGTACCAGCCGTTGCTGCTCTCAATGTCGATGCTGAAATCCGGATTGCCCTCGACCATTGCCCAGCCCGCTGCTCCGTACTTCGGTTCGTCGGTAGTGTCGGAAACAAGACACATCCACTTGCATCCGTAGTGCCACACGGTATCGTACATCATCACACGTACGGTCTCGGTCTGTGCCTCGCGGTCGGCTTGGTAGGGTTCTGCTCCGGTGGCGGTCTCCATGTTCCACTCTCCGCGGTCGTTGGCGATGCGGGGCAATACGCCTTGGAAGTCGATGCGGTGGATGTCCTGCGCTACCAATCCCCGGACGTAGATATAAGAGTGCAGGTAGTTGATGGGCAGGTTGTCGAACAGAGACAGATGCTTCAGCCTGCCGACGATCACCGAATAGTTGCTTTCCTCAAGGACGGGTTTTGTGACCCCGTTAAGCATGCAGATACAATGCTCACGGGATGACAGATACCAATAACCCTGCCGTTCAGTATCAACCGGGTTGCCACGGTGTGATAATATCATCAACGGCTCAGGAGGATAATTCTTGCCACCCGGCACCTCGCTATCAGGGTACATCACAGCGTTGATCGTATTGGCTGAGATGTCAACATGCAAGACACGTAGCCAGGAGGTATAATACTTGCCGCCACCTGATGCAAGGTCATTGACAACACCATATACGACATCGTTTTCTGCCAGTGCAGTAAAGTCGTTATCCCACCGTTTCTTCATCTTCAGGCTGTATGTGCCGTCTTCAAGCTGCGATACACTTTCGATGGTACCAGACTCGGAGAAGGAATAGTCGCTCTCCATGGCGGAGAGACGGTTGAAGATAAGCTCAAGGACGGTAAGGCTGTCGCGAACCTCGAGGCGGGACAGCTGCATACGGCCGTCAGGGAATATTCCGGCACCCTTGCCTGCGACCATAGAGTCGATAAACTCGCCGAACTTCAACAGAAAATTTGTGCCGTCAGACTGGTCTTTGCGAAGGAACATATCTTCCATTCCTTCAACGTAACCGGCTTTGTCCGCGTAACCGGCCTTTATCTTCTGACCATTTACCAATAGATAGTTCTCAATATATGAAAGCAACTCAAGCAAATCATAGTTACGGTGTTTGTGACCGACTCCACCACCAGAGCCATAAACGCGGGACATAAAATCTGCCAAAAAATAAGCAATGGCATCCACAGATGTTGTTGACCATTTTTCTGAATACGGATTTTGAACAGGAAACAGTGCCCCCCCGGATAACGATAGATGGGGAAATTCAGCAAGCCGAGGGGGCACTGTAAAAGAACCGACTTCAGGTACGGTAATGTTGAGAACGTCTGTAGGGACATCGGTTCGGGAAAGATTTAGTAATGGACGAGCGTCGGCATACTTGAATGTGAACGTATAATTGCTTGGAAGTTCGCGGTCTGTATAGCTGACATTGCTGTCTGTTACGACTATCCGGCGCAAATAATTACCGGCGTACAGATACTTGCCATTTGACGGGAAGAAATCAAGCAGCCATTTGCGCTCATCTCCATTCAGGTAACCAGTGCTTTTTTGAAACTTCCTCTCTGTGTCTACACGGTATTCTGAAAAAAATTCGTCAATTTCAGCAATATTATGCGTGTGTTCGCCATTGAATACAGTGTTACCATATGCCCGGAATGTATCGACACCTCCCAAAGAGTTTTCAAATAATATCCACTGTTCCTGCTCGGAGCGCATATCCTCAGCATAGTAACGCTGTATATATGTAAGACGCTGGCCGGAGGTGTTCTCGACCCATACATCATAATATGCAGGTAATTTATGTTCCAGCCATCCCGCAACGACAGAGTATTGTAGAGGCATGGTATAAGCTATACCTGGCATCAATTCTGTAACAGTATAATCAGTCTGAGATTTAACAGTTCCAGACTCATCAGTAAAGTATGCGCGGAGTTTGACTGTACCGGCAACCACAGCATAGTAGGTCAGGAATTCCGGAGAATAATAAGTGACCGGCTTTACATTCGGCTGCCAAGTGAGGAAATTCTGTGTCAGGAAATTGGTGGGAGAGTCAGTCAAGCGGTCCACTCCAGAGCGGATAACGCGAAAGGTGATTTCGGTGGAGTCGATGACTGCTGTGAAATCGGCAACCAGGTTGGTTTGCTGATATACCTCTCCGATGTCTTTCAAGCTGTATGACAAAAACGAGTGTACAATTTCATGTATATCTATCTCCATCACTCCGTTTTCGTCAGGAGCATATACCTGAGACACCAGTTCTTTGTCGCCGGCCTTCAGAGTGAATGTCGTCTGCCGGGAAGAGCCGATGATGAAATTCTTCAGGTTCATCGAGAGCGACAGCATGTCGGGCTGTTGGATGATATTCATTTTACATTCTGTTTTTGGTGCGAATTTATGTGGATTGATTGCATGCAGAAAGGACAACGCATCATCAACCGCCTTAATCTGTAATCAATTGGGGAGTCATGTAAACGGACACTCTTCTATAACAGATTTCACCTTCTCCCCGGCGCGGATAATACATATAGCTGTAGGAGTCCGTCCGCTTGTGGTACTGTCCGCCTGCGGCATACTGTTTCTCGGTGGGCGGTGCAAGATAAACGATGGTCATGTCCACCAACGCGCCCGCCTCGAAGCCTGCTGCTGTCCATTCGTCTTCCGTCATTTCGGATAGCGTACAGTTTACCTTCCACTTGTAGGCAGGCATTTTCATCCGTTCGCTCTCGTCCATGGCCATGGTTACGGGCTCCTGGAGCTGCGTAGTGAGCAACGTTGTATCCATTGGCATATTGTTGCCTCCGAGAGTGTACTTTAGCACGTCGATGAGGTATTCCGAACCGCCCAGTGCCACTTTCCGGTAGACGGGGAGGGCTTGCTTCATTGTGTTCGTCATCAGTAGCGGAACTGTTACCTTGTGCAGGGCATTGCGCAGCAAGGTGTCGAAGTCTCGCCAGAATTTTTCATAGATACCGATAGGGCCATTGTACAGAAGGGAGTAGCCACGCGCGGCATCGTGGTTTGCCCCGACGGGCAGTCCGGTACTGTCATTCAAGGCGAAAGCCAGCATGGGATTCTGGTCATGGGAGGTTTCGGTCAGGTAGGGATCGCTTGTCGTTTCCTCACTTTCCTCACTTTTCGTACTTTCGTCTGCTACCCGGATAGTACTGTTGAGCATCCTTCCTTCTCCGATATAGGGGGCAGTTACGGAATTCCCGTATTCTCTTCCGTTGATAGTGCCCTGCACGAAAAACATTAGGCTGTCGAAACAGAACTGACTGTCGGGCACCTCCACTTCATAGTCATCCAGTCCTTCTTCTCCGGCATAGAACGGCAGGTTTCCGTCGGACACTACCCTGATGACGCCCTCCCTGCCATAGCCCATCCTTACGTATCTGCCGGATGCCATGTCATAGTAGGCCGTGGGGTATTTGCGCTCCAGCTCGGTGGTGCTGTCAAGAGTGCTTCCATTGCTGAGGGAGCTCTTTGACGATAGCTTCAGCTGACGGGCTGTCTCGTAATTGATTTCCGGTTGTCCGGCCAGACAAGCCGTCAAGTCTGTCGGGTTGCGTGCGGCTATCATGTCTTTGAAAAACTCTATGCGGACGGTCTTGGCCACTTCGTCTGGAACAAACTCGCAACAGAACTTCTTGCGGAAGACTTCGAGCAGGGTGGAGCATAGGCAGTCGGGCACCAGGTGGGCCAGCAGGATGGTGCCGTTCACCAGCGCATCGGCAGTATTGTTGATGAACACCATGCTTTTGAAAGGCTCGGTCTCGGTGAAAAAATTCGGTTGCAAGGTATAGCCGAAATAGGAGAAGATACGTTCCAGTAGGTAGGTGGCACGGATGAAGGGCGTAATGTAGTAACCGGGATCAAGTGTGATTATACGGCTGTCCACCTTCTCTGTACGGGCATATGAGTTGTATAAGCCTTGTTTCCTTGTGACTCTGGGACGGACCTGCATCGGCCTTCCATTCTCGTCCATTACGCAGGTGACGTTCACTCCGCGTTTTTCCCCGTCCAGCTCGATGATGACGGGGAAGAGGGTGAAATGCGGATTGGTGTTGTCGAGCAACGAACGGCACCAGTTGATACCCTGCTCTACGGTTTCTACTCCGGGTACGGTCTCGCTGCCGAAAACGGCCGGTACGGCAACTTTCTCGATGCGCGAAAGGAAACTGCCCTCGTTCATGTAGAATGTCGTCGTTATCTTCTCTTTCCGCTTGGCACCGAGTATGGCTTGCCGGGCGGTCACACAGTAGTCACCGTCTCGGATGCTGCATGTGATGTCTGTCTGCGGCTTTTTACGGTTGGCCACCATATCGGGGTAACCGGTCAGTTCCCGGTTCAGGTCTGTATCCGGGAGATCTACCGGAAGTGACTGCTCACCATAATCATTGAAGAACAGATTCGGACGTTCGATTTCAATTTGCGTGTCAGGTGCCAGTTGATAGGCTTTTCCTGAAGAATGTACTATTTTCATGATGAAATGTTATTTGCTTCCTATTTTACGCGAACGGTTCCGCAATTCCTGCTTGCGTTCAAGTTCAGATAGAGTGACGGATGCTGGGATGCCTTCTTCATCAATACGGATGATTGCATTGGCCAGGCGTTCCATCAGTCTTGGAGGCAGAGAGGTTCCTGATGGCGCAGGCGGTACCGGCACTGCAGATTTCTGGGCATCAATGGAGCCACCGGATGAATAACCGGCCATTCGAGCACGGATTGCCTGGTTAAGGTCAAGTGTCCTTATGGTACCGGCCTGCTGGGACTTGTCCAGTATGTCAAGTATCGGTGCGACGGTAGGGTTGCTTACAGCTGCATTGCTGGCCACCCATTCTTTGGATTGTCCGGAAGGCCCTTCACCTACTATGACAGTAGGACGGTCAATGAATCCCCGTGCATCAGGGTCGTAGTCGGCATCGGGAAAGAGCTTTCCATCCTGGGCGCGCCGGACATCAATCTTGCCTCCGGACTGGCGACCGGTGGCAACGCGTGCGCCGGTACCGGAACTGCCGGAATTACTGCCGGAAAGAGTCATATTTTTGATTTTATCCCGTTCAGCTTTGGCACTGGCCAATTGTGCGGCTCCGGTCACGCCCATAAGGGCTGCTGCGATTGAACCCGCAATCGGTCCCAAATCTGCATATGCTTTCATGATTGACACAGCTGTGTCTGCGATGATTTGTGATGCCTTGATTGCAAAATTCACGTCCGCATATTTTTTCTGTATATCAAGCTTTTTCTGGGCCTTTTCGTTTTCCAGACGTTCCACTTCTTCCGTATTACCTTGAGCTGCCTCAATTTCCGCATCATATTTTGCATCGACCTGGTCCATTTCCGCTTGCTGCAATGCTTGAATGGCTCCGGAAAACAGACTGGAATAATAGTCAAACTGCTTTTTATAACTGTCCCGTTTGAGGCTCTGGACGGCTTGCTCATATTGTTCCTCAGTCAGAAACTGCTGTTCACGTGCGAGCCTGAGCTGTTCCAGTTCCGCATTGAACCGTTCCTGCTGTGTAGATAAGCCATACTGGTCACGAATGGACTGGATACGTTGTTGATGTTCGGATTCAAGTTGTTCCTTAGCTCTAAGGTGGGCACTGTCCAATTCTGTCGTATCAAGATTGTTTTTCTCAGCCATTTCCTTACGCGCCTGGTAGGATGCCTCAAGAACCTTGAGTTGCGCGGCATAATCTTCATCAACTGTAGTAACCTTGAACTCTGATTTGAAGTCCTTGACAAGGGTATTCAGCTTTTCCTGCAGTGAAGCACGCTTGGCATTCGCCGCCTTCTCCGCATCAATGACACGTTGATTGGACTTCCGGACGAGATTTTCCTTGGTTTCTGCATTGGAAATGGCCATGGATATGGCGTCCTCATAATAAGACTGTTCTATGATGAGCCTATTTTCCGCATACGATTTTTCAAGTTCGAGTTCCAGCATTTCATATTGTTCCTTACTCATTTTTCCTGATGCCAGAAAAGCTGAAAGAGCGGCAAACGAATCATTATACCATTTCTGTTGGGATTGCAGTTCTTCCTCCCTTAATGCTTCAAGAGACTTGGCGGCTTCCTGCTCCGTAGAGACTTTTGCTTTCTGCTCTTTTTCTGCAGCCGACTTTGCTTCTTTGGCAGCCTTTTCAGCCTTCTTCCTGGTCGCGTCAGAGTCCTCTGCCGGGAAACGTTTGTTGTATATTTCTTGGGCTATTTCCACATACTCACCGGCTGCATCCTTATTGTTCTTTATCCAGGCTTGCAACTGAACCTTCTCCATCTTGTTGAAGTTCTGGCGTGCTTCTGCAAGCTTCTGCTGGTTCTTGACGGTTTCTTCAATAGTCTGGCCGTTCAGTTGTTTCAATTTCTCTTCGGCACCCAGAATGAGGTCACCATACTTTTTTATATCCTGCTCTATTTGTGGAAGAGCTTCAGTATTGATGTATGCTGTCGGTGCCGCAAACATGCCGTTGCTCTGGAAAACAGTCCTTCCACCTTGTTTCTGCTGTTCCAACAGATTCTTATATGCCTGGCGATATTCTTCCAATTGCTCTGTTGTTTCCCGGATGGCTTTCTGATTCTCAAACTTTAGCAGCGCCCTTTGTTTCTTAAGGAATTCCTCCACCTTTTCGCCTGAAATTTCGATGGCATTCCCGTACTGGTCGAATGCTGTCGCTGCGCCAGGTACCATGTTCCTTATCTGGGCTATGACATTGGCCAACTCTTTCTGTTCCTCAGCGGAACGGGAGGACTTGCCGGTCAGTTCCTCGTATCGGTTCAACAGTCCCGGCAATGCGCTCTCAAGCTGTACCATCTTGTCGAAATGGTTCTCGTAAGTTTCCGTATAAGTGGTGAACATTTCCCCAAGTTTAGTGAAGAATCCATTGGCATACTTCAACATGGATTTCCAGAACGGCTCCAGCTTTTTTCCCACTTTATTGAAAAAGGCATCCATTGTGTCTCCAAGGTTGGACTGGATTCCTTCAAGTTCCTGCATCTGCACGGCCATGGAACCGGCAATGCCATCGACACGACCGAGAGAAAGAAGATAATCCTTGATGGCATCCTCAGAATTGCGCACTTCGGTAGTCACTCCTCGGAAAGAGAACTTTGTAGTCTCCCCGGATTTGGAAGCCTTGATACCGAACTCCTTCAGACGTTCGTTCTCCCCGGTCATCGCATCAAGTATAGCCTCAATGAGCTGATCGATGGACTTTCCTTGGGAAGCGGCAAGGTCTCCCATGTTGACAAGCTCCTGGCTGGTAGGCTTGACCCCACGATTAACCAGCTTGATATATGCTTCAGTCCATTCCTGCAAGGACGATGGGGTGTCTGCTGCCAATTGCTGAAGCATCTTCATGGCATCATTAGCCTTCTTCTGCGACTGGAAAGTATTCCGGAGGACTGCCTCGTATTTGGCAAATTCCTTGCGTGTTTCGTATGCCTGGTTATGGACATCCTTAAGCCATCCGACAACCTTAACGGCAATGAAAGCCTTGGCTGCCATTTTTAACTTGGACATCCAATTCACGCTGTTGCCGAACTCATTGTTCATGTTGTTACCTGCACTGCGTAACTCGCTCATGCGGGCACGGACTTCTCTGAGACGGGTATTGAGTTTGGCATATTCTTCCGGATTCGCAGATTCAGTCATATCATCCAAAGCAGCGGAAAGCTCCTTAGCTTCTTTCTTGAGCTGTCTCATGGTGAGATCGTTGACTTTCAAGTTACGGGTCAGCAGACTTATTTTCTCATTGTTTTTGGAGATTTTGGCCGTATAGTCTTTGCACTCTTTCGCAAGGTTCTGATAGTCTTTCGTGTTCTTTTTGCCTTGGGCTTCGAGCTCCACCATAGCCTTGCGGCGTTCGGCCTCTTCCTTTTTCAAAGCCTTGGTTTCCTTGGTCAGTGTATGCAGCTCTTCCTGAAGCTTGGAACTGTCACCTGAGATTATGAGTTTGATTTCGTCTTCGGATAAATGCTTTTTTGCCATAATGTTACCAGTTTGAGTTTTCATATTGAAGGGCCTGCTCCAGTTCCTTGCGAATATTGGTACGAACTTCTTCCGTGAAACCGTACTTTATTTCCGGGAATGTCTCATGATACAGCACTCCCCAGACCACCCGGTTATAAAGAGCAAGATTACGGCGGATATGACGGGAAATACGGTCACCGGCTCCACGACGGTAATGGATGTCAAGGAAGCGGAGATATGGGAATATACGCAGATAATAGACTTGTTTCGTGTCTGATTCCTGGGTAGTGAACGGACGTTTCTGCAGATGTGCTACCAGGTCACCGGACCGTGAATTGAGATATGTACGCACAACTTTTTCTTGTGTCTCATAAATAAGGTCGATGCCTTGAGACATTATATCATGGACAAAACGTTCTCTGACAAGCTGGTCTGTAATCATATTCACAGTTATTTCCAGCGAAGATAGAATAGGGGAGGTAGTACGGAAAGGACATAAAACGAAGGGGCAACTATTCATCACGAACAATTACCCCCTATATGACAGTAGTATTTAGTTTCTTGCTTGGAGCATCCACCGGAAGTCCAGTCCTGATGAACCAGGACGGTTCTGGTATTTATAACCGGCATCAAGCATGGCTTGATGAACCTGCTCCTTACTAATATGCGCTTCAGGATCAATGCGACGAATGGCGTCGTAGACTTCATCCGTAGTGAACCAATGGGTGGCATGGCGTGCATCCGGGGCAGGTTTGAACGATGCGGACAAGGATGCTATATGGATACTGATATCGGTAATTTTCTGTTCTGGTTCTTTATTTTTCATTTTGTCCTCCTTTCTCATTAACATCAAGCGCATGCTGCAGGCAGGAAATGATTTCACGGGCATCCTCCGCAGAGATGTCACACATCACAAAGTTGCCATAATAAGCAAGGCAATATTTATACTCACTTGTTTCAGTTCCTGTGCAGAGACGTTCGGCTTGAACATAAATGTCTTTTTGTGTTATAGACTTGATACGATTCATTTGGCACCTCCTTTCTGGCACTTCTTTGCCTTATAAACGCATAATGCAGTGACCACAACCAATGGTGGGAACACCATTCCGGCACATGCCCATACGATGGCACGGAAGTACCAGCGGTCTGCTTCGGTCTTGACTTCGCAGTCGGGAGCCAAAGCACGGTAGTAACGGCGCTGGAGGTTATTGACTTGCTCGGTAAGAGCGTTAACGGATTCGCCCACGGTAGGGATGCCGGAGGCAGGCACGTTGAGAGTGCCGGAAATTTGATTTTTCATATACGAATCGTTTTGTTTGGCTAATGGCAAGTTCTCGAATACACGAACGGCTGTCATTTTCCCGTTAAAGTCGCCAAACAAAACGATTCGTATTCCCGAAGGGTCCGAAAATGGAAAAGACAGCCGTAAGTTTCGTATATGAATTTGCTAAATACTTAATGTTTAAGCAAATCGATGGACATAAAAAAAGCCCAATTTCGTATTGAGCGTCTACCGGACGCAACGGGATAGATGATACTATCGTTTTATTTGGCACTGCAAATATGGGATTTTTTTTTGAAACAAAAAAGAAAGCTGACGAAATATTGCAATATTTCGTCAGCTCTTAAATATATAAATACTTGTATTACCCTATATAAGTAACTTACCAATTATCATCTTCGCTTTGAATAGTGGCTCCTTCTTTTATAACCTTTTCAACATTAACAAAAATATCAGAACTGATTTTAGCCGCTTGTTCTTTCAGCATTAACCATACTTTATTGTGATACTTCTTTTGCATACCTTTATCAGTATATTCATCTGCCTTAGTAAGAACTCCTAATTGTGCTTTTTTCTGATTTCCTGGTTTGTTATGATGAAAAAAATGAGAAACTTCTACTCTTACCCGTCCATCACGTGCTTGCAACTTTAAATTATAGTCTAACCATCCTTCATACGCAGAAAGCATCATACTGGGAGAATCGAATACAGATGTAGCTTTCCCTATAAGAATTCCTGCGTCTTTATCATCCATTTGAATAACATTTTGGGAATTAGCATAATAAATAGCCATAAAACTACGTAGTGCAGCGTATAGGCTATTTTTGTCTGCATTATTTTCGGATTGAATCACTTTGAAAAATTTTAGTTCTTCGTAATTGTTCTCTTGTGCATGAGTGAATAAGGTCAAGCTCATCAGCACAAATAATAAAAGTGCCTTTTTCATACAGTATGAATATTAAGTTATAAGTGCAAATATACCCCATTTCTGCACATGTTAAAATTTTCATGTGCAGAAAATGCATTTTTGTTCAATAAAGAAGAAATACATAAAATTTTCTTTATGGAATTTGTGCATAAAGAAATATTTATGTATATTTGCATTGTCATTAAAACAAAGAGATATGGAAAAAGAAACAAAAATGCAACTGGTTGCAAAGCTTACCCAGTTAAAATTGTTATCTAAAATGTATGAACACACTTTCAAGAATGCAGGAAACCAAATGAGTAGGCAGAAGATGGATGAACTCTTGGATGCAAAACTGGAAACAGACAAACAGATAGCACTTTTAGAAAAGGTTTTGAAAGAATTGGAAAAATGAAGTTAAACAAGCTCCCCATAAGGGGAGCACAAAACAATAAGCTTATGGCACTTAAAGATGATTTGAAGAAATTGCATGAAATCGCTCACTCCGGCACACCGGATGCCATGGAGAAATATGTTGCTCTCTCTGATGAAATAACCAGTAAATACACAGATCAAAAAGATGTTGATGCAATAGCCGATTTCCTAATCAATGGCTACAAGGAGGTTTCATCAGAAGCTGAAGAATTGAACAACTATATCACATTGAAGCAACAAATAGCTCCCTATACGGAAATCATTCCATTGGGATACATTGCCAAGAAGTATTTCGGTAAAAGTACCGCATGGCTTAGCCAACGTATCAATGGCAGCAAAGTTAGGGGTAAAGTTTATACGCTCAGCAAAAAGGATTTGGAGACATTCAACTTCGCTCTCCAGGATATAAGCAAACAATTAGGTTCACTCTCCATATCTTGAGAGACGTTTTATGACAACTTATCCCCGTAGTATGAACCGCTACGGGGATTTTTCGTTCTACCGACCACATCAATATAAAGAAGGCTTTCACACAAGTTGGAAGCCTTCTTTTGTTTGGAGGGGATTATTCTACTTTCATATACCCGTTGGAAAGCAAATCCTCCAAAAAATGCTCCGGGGTATCAGCTCGGACTACATGCCCCGTCTGGTCATGGAAACGGTCGGCGAAATGGTACATATATTCCTGGTCGGTACATTCACTGTCGAAACGGCTGCTTTCACGGAGTTTGGTTACAAAGTCTGCAGGGCAGGAGGCGGCAATTATACCGCCATCCTGCAAAGTGTAAGTTGTCATCATATTATGCTAATTTTTTGGTTCTCAATTTGAAAAATACTTTTTGGTCGGCTGTCAGAAAGGGGATATTTGAAAGCGGGCATCCCGAATTCACCATGCCGTATTTTGCAAAGGTAATCATGTTGGCGGCAAACCGTATCCAATTTTCCATCTTTGTGAAATTGGTGGTACCCGAATGCTGGCGAAATTCAACTGTGCGGTGGCGTGCGTAAGCCTCAAGGTTCAATTTGTGGTAGCGGTCGTTTCCAAAGGCTGAACGTAGCTGCATGATGTTCTCTGCCTCCGTTATACTGCGTTCTGAAATTCCGGTAAGGCATTTGCAATATCTGTTGTTCCGGCGGGTACCCGGCATAAAGGAGTCGATTACCGGTTCGAGGCGGCGGTAAGTTATTGCAAGGTTGCGCCAGGTTTCAATGGTAAAGTCTGCAGCGTCCATGTGTATATGAAGGCCGCAGCTGTCGTTCACCTTCACATTGCAATAATCGAGCACCCAGCATACCTTCTGAAGTTCCTGCAATCCGGCTTCCCCTTCAAGTATCGGGCTTACCAGCTCGAAAGTATCGTTCCCTCTAAGACTTCTGTCTGTAACCAGCTTCCAATGGTCGCGGGTGTTATGGTTGTAACCTTCCACTGCAACTGCAATTCCGGCCTCACGAAGTTCACGGGCAAGAACTCCCTTTTCGCAGTTATATGCCTCTATCTCGATGCCGAAACGTCTGTTGAAAGTATAGTCCAATTCGGGGCAGGCTGCGATGGCCGGTTGCTGGCCGAATCTTCCGGCTTCCAGCATTTTCTTATATACGTTCTGCACGAAACCGTAATTTCCGTTTGTTACCAAATCGGCTACCTGGCGGCGGGTCAGACCTAAAAGAAGGAGCTGCTGTATCTTTGCCGTCTTTGTTATGCTCTGGTTAAGAATGTTTGTAACTTGTTCGTTCATAATGTTTTATCCTTTATTTTTCGTACAGCTAAGGTAACACTATTAACGCGCATAACGTAGTAATATCTTGTTTATTATCAGTGTGTTAGCTTTGTTTAGCTTGAGTAAAAAATGATTATTTTTCGTGGTAGGGATGACGGAAAAGAGTAATCAGGAGTAGCTCCTGACCGCGAACTTCGACAGCCCACAGCCAGGATGGAAATAAACAACATGAACAAAAAGTTTCTGAACCATTTAATGGTCTGACATCTGCTACTCACTAAGGGATGGTTTGACATTAAACAAATCGGTTGCTGCAGAACTGAACATGAGTGTCCAACCTATGGATTTGAATTCGGATGAGACAAAAGGGATAATGTCATGATTCTCCGATATCTTATCAAGCCATGGTAAATCCTCAGACCGTGAATCGAGAATAAGCCTTTTCCGAAGTGCCGCAAGGAGAGACAAGGTCATTTCCGAGGCAATGGCCGTCTCAACCATGTCTGCGGAATCCGAAACTTTCATGGCTATGGTAGCTGCAAGTTTCTGGCTGTCAAGAATGGAGTTGTGTGTGTCACGGCTTGATGTGAATTCTCCGAAATCCACGAACAGATAGTTGCCGGTAATATTATCGACGCGCTTCTTTACGTAATCGTATGACTGCCCGAAAACAAGATTCTCAAGTTCGGGCATTATCGGTTCCGGGAGTTTTTTGACATACCCAAGCAGTTCCGTATATTGGATAAAGTCACTTGAGCCGTTGGCGAACATGGAGACAACCCCTTCCTTTTGGGGAAAACGGGCAAAATATCTGAGTAAATCAAGTATCATAGGATTTCATTTATTATGTGGATTGGAAGTCTGACTTCTCTGGCAATATCCGCTTTATCCATTTTGGCCGCATGCAGGCTGCGCACTGTATCAATAATTTTCTTCCGGAGGATGGTCAAATACTGGATGACATTCATGTGTTCGATGGTTTCAATATCCCCAAACCCGTCTGAACTCAAGTTGTACAGAGACTCAAGTGCACCCGTGGAAATGGCAGAAACTTTGGTCTCCTCAAGTTCTGTAAGCAACTTAAACTCAGTTTTGGTAAACAGATAATTGGTGAAGGCCTGAAAATTGAAGGCTATGGAAATAAGCTCATCCATCGGCAGCCCAGTGAACTTCTGTGCCAACTTATGCGCTCCAGCAGATGAATACCGGTCCGGATAGTAAAGGATAGCGGCCAATAACGGAAGCTGTTCTTTCGGACATCCAAGGAGACCACGTGCCTCAATGAACTGGAGTGCCGTAAGCGAGCAAGTAAGACGGTTGAACATGGTTTCTATATTATAGGCAAAAAAAGTTTCATCCTCAAGATGTATCGCCGGAACCAATTGTTTGCAGAAACATGAGTCGACTGCATATTTGTAGTCCAGTCTGTCCAGATACCTGGATATGGTTATTCCATGCAACCGGTGTGGTGGTATCTTCTTACAGAGTCTGTATGTTTCAGAATCCAGTTCCTGGAGTGCTGCATCATTATCTGGATAGACAATTGTGAAGGGAAATGTCACCTGCTCTGCAAGCCAGGCCACATTTGCCCATCCATCCGTATTCCTTATTTTTTGAAGATTCCATCCCATAATTCGGCAAACATAATTCACACGAACCATGCCGACGGATATTTTTCCCTCCGCAAACCTTTGTATATCACGCATGAGTGCTTGGAAGTGATAAGGAGTTAATCCATCCCAGGAATTGGGGATGCTGTATTGCATTCCTTTTGCTATAAAATCTATTGTCAACATGGCATCAGCATTATTATGTCGTCCGGACGGTTAAAGGATGTGTTCGTATCTACAGAGCCGGAACTGTCCGTTGACAAAAGCAAATCTATATTGGCCAGTTCCCGCTTCACCTCTTCAAGCAGAGCGTCTGACAGAGCAAGTAAACGTTCTTGCTCTTGAGTACCATATCGCATAACTTTTGAGTCTTCAAATAAATTGCGAATCGTACTTGGAAAATCGAGAATATCAAAACGCCGCAGGGCAATGGCTATGGTTTGTTTGGCGAGGCACCGTTTGAGCAGACGCAGTACCTCTTCCTTTTTCTCTGCCCGCTCAAAATAGGCCGATATCCCGTCATCCAGCGCTTCGCTCTGGATTGGTATGGTCCGGAAAAAGAACAGATAGGACATGTCTATCGTATACAGCATGTCGAACTCCTCCGTACTCTTTATTTTAAGAACATCAAGCATCTTCTTGTATCTCGTTTCCTTCCAGGAAGGTACAGTTTGACTGTTGTCAAGCAACTGGATGACAGTATCCATGGCATTATAATAATTCTCGATATACGACCTACGCATGCTTTCCTGCTCATGCTTGTATATATCGACATCATCCTTACGCTTGGATACAACATCAAAAATGAGCTGTTTGGCCATGGTAAGATTGGCCATAGCAAGACGCAGGGCCTCCTTCAGTTCGCCCTCGTCTGCCGTCAGATCGGTGTAGACATCTTTGGTAAGGATGATAACCATCTGCTTTTTTGCAGAAATGGCAGACGAATTGAGCTGGTCGAAAGTGACATTGCTCTCTGCATAGGGAGCATACTTCCGGAATTCCGAAATGGTGGTAAACAGTTCTTCCAATATTCTCATGACTGTTGCTGATTTAGTCTGTTTTGAGGTGAAACATCTTCCTGGCGTGCCGGGACTTCGCGATAGAATCCAAGACGGTACCCCTGGCTGTACAAATGGGGAAAGTTTATCTGTACGGCCATATTGAACGGTTCGGAGCAGATTTCGTCTTCCGAGGTCAGTGACATAATGTATATCAGATAGTTGTAATACGCATCGGCTCCTGATTTGGATATGACCCCGTCCTTGCTGACACTGGATATGGAGGAGTCAAGTCCCACGCTTGACAGCAGCACCTCATCGGCGCGTTTGTCATAGGATATCAAGGCATCGATATATTCCTTGTATTTCAAATCAACCGTCTCTATCTTCCAGCGTTCCTCTTCGCCCTGGCTGTTCTTGAAGCTGATTGTCGCATACGCCTTACCCTGGTTGTCTGCACCGGACAGATAGCGGGAGATCTTGCGCAGTTCAGACTGCAGATACTTTATCAGGGTGGATTCCTTGAATTCCGAACCAATCACGATGCCATTGTACATCAGTTCTTCCTCATTGTTTTTCTTGCGCCGTTTATTCTCGTCGCAGAGTTTGGTTATCTGGATCCTCTTGGACTCAAGCCAGGCATTGGGGATGACAATGTGTATCTTGGCGGCAAGCGAATTACGTAAAAAGGAGTTGATATAATCAGCCGTATCGTTGGAACCCTTGATGTAGGAGCGGGTACCGGCATGGGTTTCGTTCACACCGTAGAACTCATCCACGGATTTTTCCCGGTGATGGGAAATGGCCGCGAATCTGTAATTGGCAAGCTCCGAAAAGGAAAACTTCGGATAGATGCGGAAAGTGGATGTGCCATACCCCCAACGCCCTACGGCAATGTAGCGGAAATCCCGGTAGTAGACAACATCTGTCGCCACATCCTTCTTGGTGGTGGCCAGCCGGCAATGTCTGTTCTCCATGGATTGAAGGCCGGCAACGGGCATCGTCCCTCTTGCTTTTCCCTTTGTGAAGCGCCACTTTACGAAACAGTCCCTGAAATAGTAGTAGTTCTTGATGATTGATTTGGCCACTTCCTTATAACCCGATTCAAGACCGCGCTGTTCCCAACTGTTGAGCCAGTCCATGATTTCCGGACAGTCAACCCACTGTTTCTGAAGTTTCCCGTCCACGATTGCCGGCTTGTACACGGCAAGCCCATGGCCATACAGCATGCTGACCTGCTTGGTAATCAGTCTTGGCAGAAGCCGGTTCTTCTTTATGTCGGACGCGACTTCCTCGCATTTCATGTTGTTGAAGCCACGGCTGCACACCTGGAATCCTTGGATGCTCTGCCACTGCGTATCCGGAAGACTTCCTCCACTCAGGGGGAACATCGGGTCCGGTTCCAGGACTGAAGCCATTGGCATGTCTCCAATCTGGAAGGATATTACATTGTCATCGTCAAGATAGCAACCGAAGTTGCCTACCATTTTGAGATTGCTTTTACTCATAACCAATCTATTTTATGAAGTTTGAAACCATCTTGAGGAAAGCCCATGTACCTGATGAGAATACGGTAGCACATCTTGGGTTCCCCGTCTGCGTCTGTAAACAGAAAGAAGTTGTCACTGTCTATACTGAATCTTTCTTCAGGCAGTTGAGTACGCCATCTGCATCCTTCTTTAACTGTCAATGTGGCTGATGCCTCCCCCTTATGCCTGGAACACGGGAAGAAGGCAATGGTAAAGCAGCCGTTAGGCAGTTTTGATATCTCTTTGGCCCATAGCATCGCTTGAATACCGGTCATTGTCATTTCCATGCCCGAAAGTAGCAGGTTTCTACTGTGGGAAAAAGGACGGGAAGCACCCTCCGTCATATTTCCGAGGAACCTCGAAGAATGCCTTGCAACTCCAAAACTCAGCGGTGCGTGCTAAACAGCGCCTCACGAAGAAAACGCTTTCCTTTTTCAAAAATATAAAAGTCTGGTTTCCAAATGAAAAACGTTTGTTTTAATGTCAAACGATACCATTATTGTATCTTTACTGACTATTTTTATAGTGAAAAACAGCCATTATATAGCCAGATTATCAGGTAAATTGTCCGGCATGGACGATAATTCACTCAACACTTTATTTCCATAACGCCCGAAAAGAAGATAAATCAGGGCGCTGGGAAGCTGCGTTGTCAGTCCGGCCTGGTTCTTGAGGGGCACTTTCTTTTCCGACGATTTGTCCAGCTCGATGCGGCCTTCCGTCTTTTTCAACGGTGACAGCATGATGGCACTGCAAAGGTTCCTGCACTCGTTCTCGTCTATCAAAACTTCCGGCAAGGCATTGCTCCGGCCTCCAAACATAAGAAGCAACAACTTGAACTGTTGCCAATGATATACGGTGGCCTGCCCTTCATTCATCAGTTCCACCTCAAAGCCATAACTTTCCAGCTCACGCTTTAGGGCACGGCTGTCGGTGGTAATCTGCTCCAGTTCCTCGCGGCGTTTGTTCCCGGCGCGGTCAGGATAGAGGATGATACGCTTATTCAGAGAATCAGCACCGAAAAACTCATAGAACTGACGGGCGAGTTCAGGCTGTTCATCCGGGTAGCAGCAATAGAACTCTTTGATTATGCGGAGCCGGCGGCCGTATTCCTTTTCCTGCCCGACAACAAGGCTGGAGAAGTGGCCGGGGTCATATCCTACCAGTAGCTCGTCACGCTTGTTGTAGTGCTTCAAATAGCGGGCTGTGAGTAGAAAATGTTCCCGTAGGTCAAGTCGTAGAATGGATTCATAAATATAGCTGTCTGCATACTGATGTTTCTCCTTGTTGTAGTTGGCGAAGAATTTGTTGATAACCTCCTTATGACGGATAGCGCAGATGGAAGTGAGGAATTCGTCCATATCCAAGGTCTCAAGCTGCGTCTTGAAGAACTTCGGACCAAGAATATCCTTGTTGCAGAAGGAACTGGCACGGACGTACAACGTGGCGTTACGGCGCATGTCTGCCAGGCGGGGCTGCCATAAGGATATGATGCGGTCCTGCCTGATGATTTCAAGACGGATACGCTCAAGGGTAACGGGGTTAGTCGTTTCCCGTTGTGAGTTTATAAGCTTGTATTTATGATAGATAGCTGCATTCACATGAAGCGCGACTGTAGATATTTCCTCCATCAGTTTCGTATCCATGTTCTTTTCATACTCCTCGAACCAGTCATCTTCACCGAGATCCACACGCGCGGTATCGGATACGCCCGTGATACCTTGGTAATAAGGTGACCGGCGTATTTCGGCACTGGCACCACGGAGGGAAGGGAACAAGCGGGTTTTCAATTTCTCCCCTTTGTTGTGTTTCATCTCTTCAATGATGGCGTGGACGGCAGAGCGTCCGGCAACGGACTCCGGCTGATCCGAACTTACCAACTGGATGTGATGGCCATCCCGGAAAACGACACTGTGTTTGGGGTAGGATATGGGATATCGGGGCTTGCGGAAATGAGAAGGGAGCTTATTTTCGCCCACCACATAATCGATGCCATACTCCAGCATGGAGCGCACCTTCCCACCTACGGTGACTTCCCTGGAGAAATAAGCCTGAAGGTTGGGCCATACGTTCGTCATCAAGGCAACGTAGGTCTTATGTACCAGGAACGACAGCTCGCCTGGCATGTCATTGGCCACACGGATGATGCGAGGGCCGGTGATACCTTCCGTCTTACCACCCGCACGTGCCACCTCGGCAAATATGTTGTTGGCATCAATGACATTGACCAGTATCTGCATCTGGTTCATGTAGTATTCCTCAAACCGGGAAGTGATTTCAATATCTGTTTCCATCTCACTCTTCATTAAGTTCTTCGTATTCAGCTTCCTCAATATCCGCATCGCGCAGCAGGCGCTTCTTCTCGGCCTTCTCGATGGGAAGGTTCTCTATCAGGTTCAGATAGAAGCCTTTATTGTGCTTGGAGGCAATCTCCTTCAGAGAGGCCTTGCTGTATCCCAGGTCTTCCGGAGTAAGCTCGGGAGATATCAGGAAAACGATTCCCAGATTACGGTCGGCTTCGGCAATCTCGGCGGCACGGCGACTGCAATCCAGGGCGGCGG